GGTCACTCTGGAAGCGACGTTCTGGAACGGGCAGCGTCTGCCGACCGGGCAACTCTATCAGTATCTGAACGAGGTGGACGGATCGGTGTCCACCTATCTGTTCGAGGGGGTGACCGTGAACCTGCGCAGTGCAGGCACGTTCCATCAGGAACAGACTGTCAAACAGACGGTTGAGTTCTTCGCCCGTCGCCGGGTGCGGCAGTAATGGGAGAGACCATCATCAGCACTGATGTCTCGGGGCGGCGGCTTACGCTGCGAGCCCTTTCGGCACGAGAGCGGTTCGAGTTGTTCAAGGCAATCCCCAATGAGCAGCAGGGCAATCTCTCGTGGATGGGTTGGACGCTCGCGGCCTGCAGCGTGCGCGCGATCAATGACGTGCCGGTGCCGATGCCCACCAACGAGAAAGAGATCGCGGCGCTGGTCGCGCAGCTCGATGATGACGGGATCGAAGTCGCACAGCAGTTCATTATAGATCAGCAGAGCGAGCGGGCAGCGCGGGCAAAAAACTTGCCAGGGACTTCGGCTTCCGAGAAAGCCTCTGGCTCGTGAAGAACGGGGTCCCCTATGACGTTGCGTTCGAGATGGACGATGCCGATCGGCTTGCCCATCTGATCGTTTTCGGCGAATACGAAGGCAACCACTGGAACTGGCGACGGATGGATTGGGAGGAGCGGCGATGAAGAGTTTCGACTTGCCGGGCCTCGCTGCGCATCTCGACAGTCTGGTGGCCGGCATCGCGAGGGAAGAGCGAGTTGTGCTCGACTGCGCGGCACGGCTGATCAGGGCGGAGGCAAGACAAGCAATCGGACAGCATCAGAACGCGACTGGACTCTCGGCACCGGGGGACGGTGATCTGTCCGACAGCATCGCGCACGTGGTGCTTGCGGGCAACGCGCATGTAGGCTCGAATCTGCCGGAGGCTGAGGCTCGTGAATTCGGCAGTCCGGCGGTTCCGCCCCATTCATTCCTGAGCGGTTCCGCGTTTCGCAAGGCAGCAGAGGTGTGCGATCTCATCGGTGATCGTTTCCTGAACTTTCTTACTGGTACGAAGAGATAGGCGCGATTCTCCGGGTGGCAGCGGCAGTTCCATAGAAGCAACACATGGACGTTTATCGCATTGGCGTCACCATTTCGATGGTGAACAACGCTTCAGCAGTCCTAGGCGTGATCCAGCGAGACGTGCTGATGTTGCGCCAGTCGGTCGATATGCTGACAGGCGGCTTCACTGCGGCGAAAGCCGCGCTCGCGGGGCTTGGCACGGCCCTAGGCGCTGAGGCTGCGCTCGGAGTAATGGGCAAGCTGGCAGGTCAAGCAAAGGAATTGGTGCGTCAGCAGAGCCTCTTCAAGGACCAGTTGCGGCATTTGCCGGCCATGATTCCTACCTTGCCGACCGGAAGAAGCACGAATGTCGCGGCGCAAGCGATGACGGCAGCGAGTGGGTCCGAGGACTTCAAGGGCGCACACCAACTAACTACCGTATCCGGCAGAGTGGCCCGTGGCCAGAGCAATCTGACTTTCGATGTCGAGGCTCGACTGCCGAGGGGATCGATACCCGGCGTTGAGGGCCAAGATCAGTCGTTTGACCGGGCGAAGACGCCGACTGCCCTGGACGGTTCGCGGAAACCGAACGCGGCAACGGTGACGAATTCGGCGATCGGAAAGAGCAGCTCTATTGATCCGATCTTGTCGGCTCTGGCCCAGAGAATGATCGCGAGTGGCGCCAGTGCTTCGATCCCCAGGGCTGGCAATCCGCTGCAGCCAGCGGTCCGAGCCTTGACAGGCGGCGTGATGAGAGGCGTGCAACAGGGCGAACGGGCGCCGGCAACTGAGCTTCGGGCAAATGCTTATCCGTTGGGCGATCATATCGCCAAGCAAATAGGAGCCTTGCCCGCTGCACAGCGAACGGGGTTCGATACAGACTCGAATCGTGACGCATCCGGGATCAGCAGCGTTGACGCGACGGCGCAGAATGGCCCGACTGCGACTACCAAAACGTTCCGAGAGACGTGGAACGACCTTTTGACCGCGCTCGGCGCTCCGCTAGTGGATACCGCGAGCAACCTGATGGTGTCGCTCACCCATGCGATGAATGGCTTCAGTCAATGGGCGGTCGCCCATCCCGAATTGACAGGGGCCATCGAGAAGACTGTCGGCGCACTAGCGGCGCTCGCTGGAGCGGCCAATATGTTTGCGATTGGAGCAAAGGCAGCGACTGCGCTCGGTCTGTTGACAGGCCCAGCCGGGTTGATCGGATTGGCGGCGGGTATCGAGACTTTGGGCAAGGTATTGCCGTCGCTGCCTTCTTGGCTGGAGCACTTTGCGGCAGGCTCGGCCACTGGGCTGACAATGGGCTCTGTCGCGCCTACCGTCGGGACGCCGAACGGGGTGGGCTTGGGGACGCTGAACTCGGGCGCGACCAGCGGCATCGGCGCGAGAATGCCGGTCGGCAGCTCGGCTGTACCTCCGAGCGCGTCGAACGTGGGTCCGAACGGACCGCTGCCTGTTTATGTCGTCAATGGGCGCGATATTGCCGATGGAACCACCGCGCACCAAGCCGTATTGATGTCTGCGCCGCCCAATGGCCCGACTGGGGGCGATCCTCGGATGAGCCTGCCGATGCCGGCTTTCGGCGCAATTGTCGGGCTATAGCGCATGTCGGGGTTCGTTTCAGCCGCTGTCGGTATCGCCGGGGCGGTATCGGAGATCCTCGGGCTTGGTGGCGGTGAAGTTACACTTGGCGGCGCAACATTCGCGGATCTCGCACTGCCATCGAGGATGACGTGGGGCGGCCAGCAGAGGTTGGTGCGCCACGTAGCGCCCGGCGGCGTGGTGGTGATGTCTTCGCTTGGCCCGGACTGGAAGCCGATCTGTTGGAGCGGGGTCATCGAGGGTCCGGGCGCCTCGGCGCGAGCTAAACTGCTGTACGCGATGATGCTCGGGGCGCAGGCGCTCCCGCTGGCGTGGCTTGATCAGCTATGGGTTGTGGTGATCCAGGAATTCTTCGCTGATGATACTACAATAGGCTGGGTACCGTATCGGATCGCCTGCGCGGTCAGTGCGGATCCCTCACAGCTCATTGGACCAGGTGACCCAGCCTTGCTGAACCAAGTGCAGGGCGATATCAGCGCTGTTCTGGGTTTCGACGTGGCGGACGACTCGGGTGTCGTGATGCCGGCTATGACCGCGGTGCAGCAGCAAGCCGGTATGCCGAATGCTCTAACATTCGGTTCTGCGGCTTTTGCAACACTGACAGCCAATGTCGGTGCGGCCCAGGCCGCTTTGGGCAGTGCGATCTCGGAGGCCGAGAGCGGCCTGAACGGCTTGGGTGGCACAGGGGTGATCGGTCCGGCGGCAGGACTTACCTGGATGAATGGCGCCGTCACGCAGACTGGAGATCTGGCGAATGCTGTGGCAGCAAATGGGCTCCTGGGCCGGATCGCGACCAATCTAGCGAATGCGAGCACATGAATACGATCTCGGTGGTAGGTGGCGATCTGTTCCATATTGCCGCACAACAGCTTGGAGACGCGACGCAGTGGATACGGATTGCGCAGTTGAACAAGCTGGTTGACCCGAATATACCCGGGCCGATGATCCTGCAGATCCCGGATGTGGATCCCAACGCCACGGGCGGCGTCGCCGCGCAGTGACAATGGCGATCAACAACGCCTACTCGCCGCCGGCAGTGATCCGGCCACGGCTGCGGATCCTAGTAAACGGGGTAAGCGTACCAACGGCACTTTCGGTCTCGATTACCAGCACGAACAACTATCATGGCGACCGCTACACGGCGACGCTGGCGCCCCCGATCTCGGGCCCTGGCAGCTTTGCATGGTGGGAGCAGCAGACCGACATCGCCGCCGATGTGCAGATCGGCATGGTACCTCCCGGGGCGCCGGAGAGCTCGGTCCTCTGGCAGTCCATCGTGCAGGGGCCGGTGGATCGCACCACGCACTGCTTCAACGCCGGAGCGATCCAACTTGAGGGCCGCGATTACACAGCAAAACTGATCGACTTTAAGACGGAGTTGGCGAACGTTAATCAGACATCCAGCGAGATCGTCGCGTCGTTGGCCAGCCAGGTTGGGGTGCAGTCACAAGTGACGCGGACCACGACACCGGTGGGGCGATATTATGAGTTGGAGCACGCCAGCGTGCAGCTCAACCAGTTTCACCGGGCGATCACCGGATGGGACGAGGTGGTACTGCTGGCTCGCTACGAGGGGTTCGACGCCTTCTTTGTTGGCGACACACTGTATTTTCAGCCCCCCGTTGCGGTCGGATCAGACCCGTATTTGCTTTGGTGGCAGCAGGACGACCAGGGGCGCGTGCAGAGCAATATGGTCGAGTTCTCGGCCAAGCGGGCTCTGACCGTCGCCAGAGGCGTGAACGTGATTGTCAAATCCTGGAATGGCAAGCAGGCGCGCGCATTCACCCGCGGGTATCCGAGTGCCAAGCCGATCGGCACGGGCAGCAACGTCCAGCAATACGTGTTCGTCCGGCCAAACCTGACCGAAGACCAGGCACAGCAGCTCGCCAATCAGTTGTACGCCGAGATCATCGCGCATGAGCGTACGATCAACGTTACACTATCGGGAGACTCGATTCTGACGCCCCGCGTGCTGGTGCAGTTGATCGGGACGGGCACCGGTTATGATCAGACGTATTATCCGAACACCGTGCAGAGGACGGTGGGTCGGGATGGCTATCTGATGCACCTGAGTGCCAAGAATCACAGTCCGCAGACGGAAGTGGCTGCGCCATGAGCGCCGATCATCTGCTGAACGCGCTGAAGCTGCACATGGCCAGCATGGACGCGCAGGTCGGACGGGCCCGTATGGGTGTGGTCCAGAGTTACGATCCGAACAGCGGTACGGCGAAGGTGCTGATCCAGCCTGAGGGCGTGCTGACGAGCTGGCTACCGGTGCTGTCGCAATCGGTTGGCGCAGGCTGGGGAGTTCATACACCGCTGGCAGGGGGCGAGCAGGTACTGGTTCTGCCAATGGAAGGCGATGCCGACAATGGGGTGATTGTGGGTCGCGCCTGGTCCGACCAAATGCAACCACCGCAGAACCCGTTTGGTGGCACGCTGGGTGCAGCCCAGATTCTGCTTATCGACAAGGACGGGTCGGCGCTGTTGCTCGACGCGGCGGGGAACATCAAAGTAAAGAACGCCGCCGGGGCCAGTGCGTTCATCGAAAGCAATGGGCAGATCGCGCTTACCGATGCCTCCGGGGCCTCGATCGTGCTGAGCAATAACGGCACTGTGAACGTCTATGGCACACTGGCGGTGAGCGGCGACGTTATCGACCGGAATGACGCGCATGGCTCGTTGCAAACCCTGCGCGCCGCCTACAATGCCCATGTCCATCCTGGTGTCGAAGCTGGCGGCAGCAACACTGGCACAACCGACGATCCGGTACCCTGATGGCGGATATTTCGCACGTGGTTGGCTTCGATCTTGCACTTGGGCCGACCGGCGACCTCGCGGTCGTGAGCGATCCAGGCCTTGGCCAGCAACGAGTTCTGCGTCGGCTTCTGACCAATCCGGGAGACTATATCTGGAACCTAACTTATGGCGCCGGGCTGCCGGGCATGGTCGGTCGGCCGGCCAAACCCACGGCGATTCAAGGGCTTATCACCTCGCAGATGCTTCGCGAGTCCGCCGTGGCGCAGTCGCCGCTGCCGCAGGTCACCATCTCTTCCGATAATGGTGGCACCGTCTATGCCTATGTCCAGTATGCCGATGCGAGTACCGGACAGACGCAAGTGCTGACGGTGCCACTGTAGCGAGAGGCCGGCCTTTAGTTGTCAGAATTCTGGTAACTGAGGGCGGGAATCAGATCCTTGATAATTGGCGACATAAGACCTAGGGGCCGAATCAGTGCTGCCATTGCAGACCTTCACAGCCTTGGTGCAGCAATTCGCCGCTGCGGCGCAGGGGGCGGCCACCGCGGTGCTCGATTTCACGGTTGGCTCGATCTCGCGCGCGTTGGCCGAGGGTTGTGCTTCAATCGCGTTGTGGCTGCAATGGATCGCGGTGCAAATCCTCCAGATGACTCGCGCCGCAACCAGCCAGGGCTCGGCGCTCGATAGTTGGATGGCGGATTTCTCGCTGACCCGGTTGCCGGCGGTGGCTGCCACAGGGCCGGTCACGTTCTCCCGTTTCACGGCGAGCAGCGCGGCGCTGATCTCTGTGGCGGCGCAGGTGAAGACCGCCGACGGCACGCGCACCTTTGCGGTGGTACTGGATACGACGAACAGTCTGTGGAGCGCAGCGCAGAACGGCTTCCTGATCCCGGCTGGCACCGCGTCGGGGACATGTACGGTGCAGGATGTCACGACGGACGCCAGCGGCAACCTGTCAGTCGGCACGGCGGGTAATGTGGCGGCCGGCAGCATTTCGCTGATGGCAAGCGCGCTACCCGGCATCGATACCGTGACGAACCCGGTGGCGTTCACGAATGGGATCAATGCCGAGAGTGATGCGGCGTTCCGGGCGCGCTTCGCGAATTATATCCAGACGCGGAGCTTGGCGACGGACGGCGCGGTGGCCTACGCGATCCAGTCCGTGCAGTCCGGACTGCAATTCACCATCCAGGAAAATGAGGCCGGCGGGTCGTATCAGCCGGGCAATTTCGTCGTGACGGTCGATGACGGCTCAGGCACCCCCCCATCCGCGTTGTTGTCGGCGGTCTATACCGCGATTAATGCGGTTCGGCCGGTGGGTTCCACCTTCGCCGTGCAGGGCCCGGGCGATCTGACGGCGAACATCACTTTCATGCTTACCACGAACCCAACCAGCAACAAGCCAAACCTGGTCGGCCCGATCACCACGGCAATCGATACCTATGTCGATACGCTCCCGGTGGGCGCGACGCTGGCGTTCACGCGGCTTGCCGCGGTGATCTATGGCGTTGACCCAAGCATCGTGAACGTGACCTCGCTCGAGATCAACGGCGGCACGGCCGATATCGTGCCGACGCAGAGCCAGGTGGTGAAGGTCGGAACGGTGGTCATCTCCTGACATGGTGACTGGCGATCAGAACGATATGGCGGCCCGCATGCGGGCCGTCCTGCCGGCCGGATGGTTCCCGGACAGCGCGCCGATACTGACGGCCATCCTGGCGGGGTTCGGTGCCATCTGGGCTCAGATGTATGCGCTGTTGGCCTGGGTGCGGTTGCAGACCCGCATCACCACGGCGACGGGCGCGAACCTTGATCTGATCTCGCTTGATTTCTTCGGCGGCGATCTGCAGAGGCGAGCCGGCGAGAGTGACGCGGCCTTCGAGGCCCGGATCGAGCGCGAGCTGTTCCGGCCCAAGGGCACGCGCGTCGCAGTTGTGCAGGAGCTAACCGATCTGACTGGACAGGCGCCGCGGATTTTCGAACCGCGCCTGACATCCGACACCGGCGGCTACGCGATTGGCGGCGTTGGCTATGGGGCGGGCGGCGGATACGGAAGCCTGCTGCTGCCGTTCCAGTTCTTCGTGCAGGCGTATTTCGCGGTCGCCACGCCGATCGCCAACGTGGGCGGCTACTACGCCGGCGCGGGCTGGGCTGGTGGCGGATACGGCGCAGGGGCGATCGAGTATGCGGACACAGAGAACGTGCCAGGCTTGATTCAGGATGCCGACATCTACGCCGGGGTGAACAACGTCCGGCCAGTGGGGACCATCGCTTGGGTGGCGATTTCAGCGGCACCTGTGCTGCCCGATCCGCCGAGCATGCCGGGCGGGCTGGTGGCGTCGTGAGCGACATCATGAACTACGGAGACTGTGGGCAACGGCACGGCGAGGCCGATTGCGAGTGGGATGGTGTTCCGCCGAATCCCTGCACCGGATGGCATCTGTTACGCCGGAAACCGAGCGCATACATAAAGTCAATACGTAATAAATATGAAGAAGTTTATCATTACGATGCTGGCCGCGCCCTTCCATGGGAGCGCAGGGATGATTGCCTGCGCAAGGGTTATTCTCTCCGATGGATTGCGCGCGAGTGGGAATACGTTGGACGCCTGGTGCTGGAGCCGGCATCGTGACGATAAGTCCGAATAGCATCGGCCTGTCGTGGACCGCTTCGGCCTCGGGCGGTGCATCGACAGGAGGTTACACCGTGCTTTCACGGGTCACGGGCACTGGGCCGTTCTCCATCGTCGCCGCAGGCCTGTCGGGCACGAGCTACGAGGTCACGGGGCTGACGCCAAGCACGTCATTCGATTTCGCGGTATTCGCCGTGAACGCCAACGGCCCCGGCCCGATGTCGGCGATCATCACGCAGGCGACGCAGGGTGCGGTGCCGAACGTGCCGACCGGGCTGACGGCTTCCGCTGGGTCGCCGGCCTACTCGACCGCGGCGCTGTCGTGGACGGCGCCGGCGCCCGGGGGATTATATGGGCCAGCCACGAACTACATCATCCAATATCGGCTGCACAGTAGCGGGAGCTGGACCACGGCGGCCAGCGGCCTCATCGGCACCAGCTATGCGGTGACGGGGCTATCGCACTACACGGCCTATGATTTCCAGGTGCTCGGCGTGAACAGCGTCGGCACGGGCGCGGCTTCCGGCGCGGTAACGCTGACGACTGATTATGCCCCGCCAAATGCACCGACGATCAGCAGTGTCGCGCCGATGAATGACGGTACCACGTCGAAGCTGACGGTTACATGGACGGCGCCGGCAACTGACTCGACGCACGACGCGGCGACTGGCTACAACCTCCAGTATAGTGTCCGTGGTGCCGGATCCTGGACACTCGTTACCGGGATAACGAGTCCATACACGATCAATGGGTTGTCCGCCGGCACGTCCTATGACGTGGAGGTGCAGGGCACGAATGCGTCTACGACATCGCCGGGGGCATGGTCAGGTATCGGCACGGCCAGCACATACTCGAGCACGTTGACGTGGGGCGTCAGTGGGCAGCCTCAATCGGCATTCACTCATGGTTCCGGCAACATCAATGGGGTGAACAGCGCAGGCATCAACGTCAACGCATCGCCCGAACCGTCTGCCGTCTACTTCGACGCTACCGCGTCGAACATCACAATCCCGACATTGGGGCTAACCAGTGTGACTTACTACAGCTCAACCTATCAATGGGCGGACTATTATCCGGTGCCTGGCACGCCGGGCACTTATTACTTGTGGGCGCTGGCGGAAAACAGCAACGGCACTCTGATCGGCGCCATGGTTTCCGGCGCCATCACCGTCTCGTAGCCCGTCCCTGCTCACGCCCGGGGCGGCAACCGGAGTTCCCGATGTGCATGACCAAGACTGCCATGCAGCGGCGGCAGATGTGCCACGACCGTCGTTATCGCGCGCATGGCTCGGCAAGCCTGGCCCTGCGAAAGCAGGGGGTGTCAAGCCTGGGCGAAAAGATGCCGACGAGATCGAGCCGCAAGTAGTCTGGCGCTGCCCCTGTGGCTACGTGAACCTGGCGCACCACACCTGGTGCTCGCGCTGCTCGGATGGGCGTAGTCAATGACGCGCCGCGTGTTCGTGGTGCTGACCCCGGACGGGCGGGCGTGGAGCGACTGCGCCTTCGGCACGGAACAGCACGCGTGCGGTTCGGTCTGCGGCGCGATAGGCGTGTATTGGCCGCAGCTTGCGGTGGGGGGCTGGCGCATCGTGCCGGCCGAATTGCAGTTCAGTTGTCAGTGGCCAGTTATCAGTGGTCAGAAAGCAATTGGCCACTGACTTTCTGACGGCCGGCGACCGAAGATTGATAACTGATTCGGAGAGCAGACATGGATTTGGTGATCGTGCAAGCCGGCGCGTGTGGCGTGCCGGTGCATTTCGACAGCCTCCCGCTGGCGATCGAGTTCCTGCGGATGGTCACGCATCAAATCTTGCCCGAGCAGTGGGTCGCAATGGTGAAGGCGCTGATCCCTGAGCCGCACACCGCCGAAGCGATGAAGGCCGCGCGGGATTTGGCGGCCGAGTGCCTCGGGACGCCTTCCTAATACCAACCGGCGGGTTAGTTGACTCGTACGGTTTTGCTGGAAACTGGCCAGAGATGGCCGGGACAAGCCCGGCGATGAGGGGGATGGAGCGGTCCTCGAACTCGCCGGTTGGTATAAGTTACGAAATCACACCCTGACGCGAGAACCAAATGGACAGGCAAATTGTTTATCCGGGCGCCATTCCGCTCGACACCGACGTGCTGAACCTCGAACGCAACTTCATGATCGCGGAAGGCTTTCTCGCCCAGGGTGCATTCGGGACCGGGACGCAGGTATGGGGGCTTTTCTGCGGGCCAACGACCCCGGCATCGATGAGCGTTGTGGTGGCACCTGGTGCGATCGTGTCCCAACAGGTTGTGGATCAGAACGCCTTTGGCTCGCTGGCGGCCGACACGACCGATGCGCTCGTGAAGGTCGGCATCAACCTGACCAGCACCTCGCTGACCACCACGGCGCCGGCGAGCACGGGGCAGTCGATCAACTATTTGATCGAGGCATCGTTTCTTGAAGAAGACACCACGCCGGTGGTGCTGCCGTACTATAACGCTTCCAATCCAGCGCAGCCCTATACGGGTCCCTCGAACTCCGGTGCAGCGCAGAACACGCAACGTTTGCAGCGCGTGCAGTTGCAGCTCAAGGCCGGCACCCCGGCCAACACCGGCACGCAGACCACACCGGCTGTCGATAGCGGCTGGGTCGGGCTTTACGTCGTGACGGTTGCCTATGGGCAGACCACGGTTACGACTGGGAACATCAGCGCCTATCCGGCAGCGCCGTTCGTGGGCGGCGGAAAGCTCACGACGGGCCGGCTCATCAATGTGCAGACGTTCACCAGCAGCGGCGCCTACAATTCCACGCCCGGCACCGCCTCGATCATCATCGAAGCGGTCGGCGGCGGCGCCTCGGGTGGCGGCACGG